AGTTTACGCTTGGATCGCAAACATTGTATTAAAATCAACTAAAGGGCTCGTTATAGAAACCAAATAAGGTATAACCCTTTTTTAGTGAACCCCTTGTCTTAATTGATGAGGGGTTTATTTTTTTCCCCAATGCTTATGCTCGTAGTCAGGTCTATTTTGATCCATGATAGCTTGAGACCAATCTGAAGACATACCTTTATGAGATAATAAATGATTAAATGTATTTGTATCTTTATGAGGCTTCCATCTTCTAGCTAATTCATATAATTGAGTTTCCTCATAGGTTAGAGCAAAAACTAAATTACAAAATTTTTTTAATAAAGACCTTCTTGGAGGAGGGTTTATACCTCTCTCTATCTTTCGCCACATATTTCTATCTACGCCTAATACCTTACAGAATTTATCAGTGTTTTTAAAATGCTTTTTTCTTAAATAAACTACATAAATGTGAAACTCGTTCACCTTACTGCGCCTGATTCTTTATGCTTTAATGGTGAGACTTGAGGCATGAAAGGATGAGGAGGGTTGTGCAACTCTTCTTGTTGTACGGACTTTATTCTAAGAGTATCAACATGAGCTTCCATTACTTCCATGTCTTTTTCTATAAATCTTAAACGCATATTCTGCTCAGCGTCATCTGGTAGAGCTCCAAGTTGACCTAAGGGCCATTTTACTCGAAAATCCGAGTTCATTTCCACGCTGTCTTTCATTCTCAATACGTCTATTTCTAATTGAGAGATTTTAGATGTCAGACCGAAATAACCCCATACTGCAGCGCCTGCTAGTACTATAATCTGTATAAGCCACCTTAAATTAATACCTAAGCTGGTATCGTTATCTATTTTTGGAGATTTCGTCATTGAGATAATTACACTATTTACGGATTAGCTTCATTAATCGCTTAAAACCAAGCGTAATCAACTCGAAAATGACAAAAGGGGATACGGCTATCCATCCGATCACCAAAAAGACTTTTTCCCCTATACCGCTTATGACTGGTTTTTCTTTTTTAATCATTTCGTTTATTTTATCTAAGGTTTCTTTATCGGCGCTCCATCTTTCGTCTTTCCATGCCCATACAGTTATTTTCATCAATGGCAGCCGCAAGATTTGCCGCAGCAGTCCTCGAACCCATATGGATTAATTCCGATGGCGTCCACAGGGCAGGCTTCCATAGCTTCATAGCACGACTCTTCTTCCTCTTGATTTTCTGGCTGCTTAAAAACATAAGAGTAGCCCTCATCTTGCTCCCTAGTAAAATTGTGAGGAGCGGTCTCGCGACACGCATCACAATCTATACATTCAGAGTCTACAAAATACTTACCGTCTACATTTTCCGTTAGTTTATCTTCTATTTCTGCCATAATGTTTTATTATTAAGGTTTATTATATCTATTTGGTTCTTTATCTTTTAGCCATCGTATAGACTTAACTTCGTAACCTGCATTTTTAACAATTTTTACAAGTTGGCTAGGATGAACTTCTATACTGATATATTCTATTAAACATATTTGTTTTTTTGTATCAAATTTAATATCTCTAATTAATTTAGTTTTCTTCAAGCCATTTTTTATCCCAATAGCACAACTAGGGCAAACTAAACCATATACTTTAACTTCCACGTCAGGGTCAAATATGTTTCCGTGAGCAGCCACGGTCATAAGCCAACCTATAACAAAACATAATACATAGAATAAAGTTTTTCTGCTTTTCATTGCTCTGAATTATTGGAATTGCCTGACTTCTTTCTTGTGGTGGCTCTGTCATTAGCCCTTTTCTTATCCATAACCTCTTTAGTCATAGCTCTTAGCTCTTGAGGTTTCAATTTTTTATTTTGATTATTCTTATTTCTGTTGGCGGCGTTTTTATTTCCCGCGTTCTTATTTACGTTATTATTAGTTCTAGAAGGCTTTTCGGTCTTCTTGGGGGTCTGCCTATTGGAATTGGTATTTCTTTCAGTAGAGCTATTTCTAGGCCCCACCATAGGAGACCAGTTAAACGAAGGGGCTCCTGATTCAGCATTATGTTTTGCTACTTGAAGCTCTAATGACCTAACCCTTTCATTTAGCTGTTTTATGTCGTCCGTAATAACTTGTTTATTATGAAGAACGTTCATTTCAGTCATTTTTTTATCCATTTGAATCAAGTGCTGATTTAATTTATCAAATTCCGCTTTACTAGGAAAGAGTGTTTGGAGATAAGTTAAAAGAGCTAGCCCTACAATTGGAGCGATTTTAAGAACTATATCTAAGTCTGCAAAAGTTATTTTATTTTTTGTTGTCTCTTCTGGCATGATGTTCTTAATTAATCTTCAAAATTTGATTCTGTTCTACCCACGCATTCACTGTTCAAGGGCCACTGTAAATTATTTCTTGCTTCTATATTATTCCTGTCGTAAGATCCTTTACCTTTTTTAGGTTTATGAATCTTTTCTCCGGTATTGACTTTCGTCATAAATCTATGCTTTTTCATTCTATTCTAAATTTCAATTTTATAATCCCTCTCTATTTATTACACAAAGATAAAAATCTTTTTTTCTATAATTAGAGTGTAATTTCAATTCCAAGCTATGGAAAATCAAGTTCATTATATTATTGAAGGCGTTTTAGCCTGCGGGGGATTTATGGTCGCGTTAATTATAAAGAGAGCATATCAGAGTATAGATGAACTATGGAAAAAGCACGATGAGATGACCTCGAAGCTTACCAATATAGCTATCGACTTACCAAAAAATTATGTGACTAAAAACGATTTAACTCATGCTATAGATATTATTCATGATAGATTCGATAAACTAGACGCAAAGTTAGAGAAGATTTACAAAAGACCGGTAGATGACTAATCGGTGCATAGTGTTCATGTGCAAGTGCTTTAAATGTAAAGAGAGCTTTCCTGAGACAGAACTAACTTGGATCACAGTAGATAGAATAATAAAACTTATTTGCGATAAATGTAAAGGGAAAGATGTTCCTGCCGAGTCTACCTAGCTTTAGCATAATAATCTTCAGCATGTCCTTCCGCGACTAAAACATCGTTATATGTAGCTTCATTCACGGACAGGTTGTACAAGACGCCTAATAGTCTTCCGTATTTACCTTTTCTGTCCATAAAAGTCTTTACCATGATTTCGCCTTTACCTTCGCGTATAAGCTCTTTTAGTCTTGCTTTGGCCGCTAGACCCCTTTTCTTCTCTTCTTTGTCTCTAGTGCGGCTTTCTGGGGCGTTAATGCCTAGTAGCCTTATCCTTTGGTGAGAGAAAATGGAGAAGCCACAGTCTATTAAGGCATCAACTGTATCTCCATCTACGACTTTGGTGACTTTTGCTTCGTATTCGTACATATTGCGGATTGTTTTAGTATCTTCTCTTGTTCTTCGTATCCAGCTTCTCCCCCTTTGAATAAGTAAGGGAAGCCTCCATTTTTGGGAAGAGTCTTTTCTACGACAAGCATTTTTAGTCTGTCATTTGGCACGACCATCTTGGTCTTGCGATCTGTCATATAAAAAATCGTCTTAAAAAATCCAACACGGACTATGCGAGCTTGCCTACCTGAAATATACAGAATGTCATCATTGCAAAAGTCTTTTCCCACGCATACGAAAAAACCTTCAGCAGCTTTATGTAGAGCGTCTTTGCCAAGGATGGCGATGAACGCAAAAATTATGAACCATCCGTACGACCCGATTATATGCTCTATGACTTTCTTTGTTTCGGGATTTATTAATTGTTCTTCCATTTTTCTTCTTAGAATTACACTGATACATAAAATAGTGTATATGTATTTAATGCCTAAAGTAAATATTTGCTTTGAGGATCTGGAATTCGACGGTAAAGCGTCTAAGGTTAAAATCCACCAGAGAGAGAGTATTAAACCTAAAGATAAGTTCCAGATAGATAATTTAAAGTGGACGAATAAGCAAAAACAGTTTATAGAGCTAGCTTTAAATAAAGAAACACAAGTTCTCTTAACGGATGGTCCAGCCGGAACATCTAAAACTCTTCTGGCGACTTATTGCGCTCTTCACCTGCTTAATCAACAAAAAGTTTCAGATATAATATATATGCGTTCTGCTGTTGAGAGTTCTGAAGCTAGATTAGGGTTCTTACCGGGAGACGCAGAAGAAAAGTTGCAATATTATAATTTGCCATTTATGGATAAATTAGACGAGCTGATTTCTCCTACATCCTTAAAAAACTTACAAAAAGATAAGAGAATCTCATGCCATCCTGTCAACTTCGCTAGAGGTATGAGTTGGAATGCTAAATGTATAATATTCGACGAATGCCAAAACTCTTCATTAAAGGAAATAATCACTGTTTTAACCAGAATGGGCCAATTTTCGAAAATATTTCTCCTAGCTGACCCTACTCAAACTGATTTAAAAAACGGAAATAGAGGAGGGTTCAAGAAGATATACGACCTGTTAAACGACGATCAATCTCAAGATATGGGAATTCATACTTTTAAATTCGATCATAAAGATGTGGTAAGGTCAGAACTAGTGAAATACCTGAGTCAAAGATTTTCTGAGATGGCTTCCATATCATAAAACGAATTTTAAGTGTAATTCAATAAGCGAGTTACGTAACATTTATTAGAGATAGTAAGTGTAACCGGATAAAATATAATTACGAAAGATGAAAGCTTATTGTCAAAAATGTGGCCACGGCACAAACTTTACGTCCCAGAAGCCGAAGTTCTGCTCCTTTTGCGGAGACTCGTTTTCTGGTGAACCAGCAAAGACTAACAGTAGCATTGCTTCAGCTAGAGCCACGGTTGACAAGCCCAAGCCCAAGTTAGAGTTCGAGTTATCCACGGAAGGATCAGAAAATGGTTTCGAAGATATGGACGGACTAGCCTTTGAAGTGGAACGAACCAGAACAAGAAAACTAACCTTAGAGCAGATAGCGGGGACATCAGATCAAAACCTCCCGATAATTGACAGACCTAAAGCTTATTCTCGAAAAAGAGTTTCGAAGAAGCAAATTCTAGCGGACTTTAAAAAAGAAGCCGGTACGACAGGCCGAGAGCAATCGTCTGATTCTATCTAAATGCCTGAGGCAAAAGAACAGCCAAAGTTCGAAGACAAGATAGAAGAAATTGACAGAGAAATCCAGAAAAGGAAAAGTAAGTGGAAACTCTCTGTACTATCTTGGATGGACTATGATGATGTAGCTCAAATATTGAGGCTACATATCTACAAGAAATGGGAAATGTACGATACCCAAAAGCCTCTTGGCCCTTGGCTTAATAGAATAATTTCCAACCAAATCAAGAATTTAATACGGAATAACTATGGGAATTATTGTAGACCATGTTTGAAATGCGCAGCAGCTCAGTCTTATGATTTATGTGCGATATACGAAAAGCAAGGGTCTCCTTGTCCTATATACATAAATTGGGTCAAAGGCAAAAAAAATGCACATGATACAAAATTGCCAGTTTCAATAGAGAATCACCAGTCCGAAGTACATAGTCAATTCTACGAGCAAGAGATAACTCATTCTATAGAAAATTTTAATGAAGCCCTTAAGAAAGTTTTAAAACCTATGGAATGGAGAGTCTACAAACATCTTTATATAGACTTGGGGTCCGAAGAAGATTTAGCTAAGAAAATGAATTTTAAGACTAACGAGAAAAACAGAACTCCGGGTTACAAACAGATAAACAACATAGTCAAAAAAATTGTTGAGAAGTCTAAGAAGATGTTAAACGAAGGTGTTGATCTATAAAAAGTATGGAAGAATTAGTACTCAGTCAAACTCAGCAGCAAGGCGTATTAAGAAGTTGGAATAACGCAGCAAAAGAAAATAAGCCTCCTCCCTCAATATCCGAATTAATCAAATCAGCTTTTCCGGATATTAAAAACGCAGACGGGAGGACTAAAGAGGGTAGAGCTGTAAGAGCTTTCCTTCATACTAGGGAGCTTAAAGCTAGAACATCTAGAGATCCAGAAAGAGAGCTGACTATTTCAGAAGAGCAGAAAGAGTTCATCAAAAATAATGCTCAAATGATGAAGCCAGCGGACATGGCGAAAGTGCTATTCAATAAACCGGGATTAACTCACTTAAGTTTAGAGTCTAGGAAGATTCAGGAATACGCTAATACGTTGGAATCTTCAGAAGTATATTCCGAGGAAGAGATCGCTCCGAGAGATTTTAAACCACCTAAAAGATTCGACACAGCTATAGCGAGAATCAATAAGTATGTCATGAATGGGATAGATAAAGAGAAGATATCTATTGCTCAAAAAAAATCTATAACAAGCTTAATAGAATACATGCATACCTTTAGATTCATTCATCAAATAAACAACTACGAGACAGTAACGGAAAGAGAACTTTTTGAGAGTAGTTTTGTTAGGTATACATGGGACAAAGCAGACTTGACTCAAGAGGAAGTTGATCAGTACATAGTCTTATCTATAGAAGTTGTAATAGCATCGAATATTCAAAACAGAATAAATACTTTAACAGAGCATTTGGATGAGTCAGCTAACGACTCGGAAGGCAGGAGGATTTCCATGAGTCTTGTTGAATCCATTGGTACATGTACATCAGAATATAATCAATGCGTTAATCGACAACAGAAGCTTCTTAACGACTTAAAGGAAAAGAGAAGCGCTAGGTTAAGCAAGCAGATAAAAGAGCATGCTTCTATTCTAAATTTAGTAGAAATGTGGAAAGACGAGGAGAGTAGGAAGAAGATGATCCACCTAGCGGAGCTAAGAAAGAAAGCTATCAAACAAGAAGTTGATAGGCTAACGGACATGGATGAGATCAAAGCTAGGATTATGGGCTTAAGTGAGGAAGAAGCTATAGATGGCTAAGTGTAAAATTTGTGAAAAAGAATTTGAAGACGATTCTGGTCTTCATAGGCATTTAAGAGCTCATTCTATGAGGATGGTTGAGTATTACCAAACCCATTTTCCTAGATACGATTTACATACGGGCGACATAATTAAATTCAAGAATAAAAACCAATACTTCTCTTCTGATTTCAATTCTAGAATACATCTTAAGCACTGGCTTAAAAACCAACCTACAATTAAAGCTAAAGAATATTGTGATAAAATATTTTTAAACAGAAAAGAAAAAAAGAAGATAGAATACGCTCCTAGTCAAGTAGAGCTAAGAACAATCATGAGTCCCCCAGTTCAGTATTGCGAAATCCTGTATGGAGACTATTACAAGCATTGTAAAGATAAGTTAAATTTAAAAATAAAATACGAAAAGATATCCGAAGCAGCTTTTAAAGAGATTAAAGAATTTGAAGAACCAATTGTATATCTAGACACTAGAGAACAGCTTCCTCTAAAGTTTAAAAAGTGTTCTATTAGAGTAAAGACCCTACCCTTTGGAGACTATTGTTTTTTTGACGATGCTCACACGGAAAACTGCTATATAGAGAGGAAGTCTATAAAAGATTTTATAGGAACCTTAAGTGGGGGCTTCGAGAGGTTTGAAAAAGAAATAAAACGAGCTGAAGAGAAGCATAGCAGCTTAGTAGTTTTAGTTGAAAGAAGCTTAAACGAGTGCATAGCTTTTAGAAAGCTTCCGTACGTTAGCAAGAAAGTTAAAGCAACTCCGGAATTTATATTCTCGAATGTCAGAACTTTAATTCAAAAATATCCTAATGTTCAGTTTTTATTTGTGAACGGAAGGGAAGAGTCGGTAAGAGTAATTGAGAAAATATTTTTCAGCGGATCAGAGTATAAAAAATATGACCTCCAGTTGGCATACGATTTGAAAATTTTATGAGAGATGACGATTATATTTGCTTATCGAAATTTGAAGTTGCGACCATAATTCTTTTTGTTCTGCTTATAGCTTATTTAGATTAATATGTGGTATTGCCCAGACAAGTATAAAAAAGATGTCGACAAAGTAAATCAAAACTTGTTGGAAATTCAAGGCGAGCTAGAAGATAAGCAAGCTAAGATTACTTTAGCGAAATTTCTCAGGAACAACTTGTCTTTTACTGTGGAGCTTTTATGCGGAATAAAGCTAGCTCCATTCCAAGAGGTAACTTTGAGGGGAATGTTAAATAGAAATTTCTCCATGTGCGTCTGGGGGCGTGGTTGTGGAAAGTCTTTTATAGGGGCAATCTTTTGTATCGTGCAATGCATATTTGAACCTAATACAAAAATTATCATAGCAGGACCCACGTTCAGAACAGCTAGGTTTATATTTAATAATATAGAAAAGATAGTTGAGAGTAAAGATGGTCAACTTCTCGCTCAGGCTTTTGAAATAAAAAATAAGTCGAAGAGAAACGATCAGTTTGAATGGAGGATAAATGGCGGAAGCATAACTGCGATACCTTTAAGCGGGGAAAAGATTCGAGGCTTCCGGGCAAACATTTTGGTGCTGGACGAGTTCTTGCTCCTGCCAGAAGAAACTATAAAAACAGTTTTGATGCCGTTCTTGGTAGCGCCACAAAATATGGCAGAAAGACTTAAGGTAAGAGAGACGGAAGATAAGTTAATCGAGCAGGGGGCAATGAAGGAAGAAGACAGAATGGAGTTTGAAAACACCACAAAAATGCTAGCCCTTTCTTCCGCTAGTTTTACGTTCGAAAACTTATATAAAACTTATCAAGAATGGCTGGCTAATATTCAAAGCAAAACCTCAGAAACAGATATTCAATACTTCGTGTCTCAACTAAGCTACGAAGCTTTGCCAGAAGATATGATTGATAGAACAGTCATTGAAGAAGCTGCA